CAGCTAGCAGCGCCTTAGTTGCCTCTGGTGGCGTTGGATAAAAATCATCTTTCTGACGCAAGCTCTTCATCCTCTGTTAGCCGCCGGTAGCCATTGTAATCGCACTCATGACAACCACGCAGATCACCGTTGAACGGTACGCAATGCTCACACTCAGCCATTGTTTCGTAGCCGATGTCTGGGTGGCGTAGCACTTGTATAAACTCAGCCACCCTGCACCTCGCAGAGCTGGCGCACGATTGCTGCCTTGCTTGTTTCGCGTAGCTTCAACAATGGTTTTAAGTAAGCCTCGACTTGGCTTAGACGCTTGGCAACAAACACATAGGTGCCGGTGCAACGTAGCTTGTCGTGTATGTCTTTTTGATTGTCGGACAGCTTGCCGCCTTTGGGGCGCTTCAGCTCAATCATTATCGGACCTTTTGCAGCCGGGTCATGCCAACCGTGATCACATATGAACAGTTCTAAGTCAGGCCAGCCCCACTTTGTGCCAGCAGCTTTGAGCCGCATTTTGTAAGCAATGTGGCGCTTACCTTCGTTTGGTGAGTGATGAAACACGCTACCCATGGGCAATGACGCATCAAGCCATTGCACCACATAGTTTTGGAACTGATCCTCAGTCATCTAAGCCAATTTGGTAAAAGCTGTTCGGCTGTACCGCACCGTCAGTAATGACTAGAATGGCGTTCATAAATTTTTGGGCTGGTATTTTGTAATCCCGGTGACTATGCGGCAAGCACCAGCGCCGGGCTACAGTTGCATGTGAAGCCCCGGTCAGCTCGGCTAAATCAACATAGCTCCAGCCTCTTTGTTTTCGATATGCATCAAGTTTCATGCCCTATGTGTTAATACAGTTGACATCATATGTCTATAGGCACTATATAATTTGTTGAGTGACATTAAATGTTAAGGTTATTACCATGAACGACATGCCAAACAATCTAAACAAGATGATCGAAAAAAGCGGTCTGCAAAAAAAGGTTGTTGCAGAACGCAAGGGCGTAACGCCAGAAACGCTGTCGAGGCATATCCATGAGCGTGTGCCAATGACCATAGTAGATGCGCGAGAGTACGCAGATATTTTGGGTTGCCACGCTTATGAGATTGTTTTTGAGCAAGCTGGTGTGCCGATTATTGGTCACTGTCATCTGCATCAAGACAGCACTGTATTTAGAGAATTGTACCTAAATATGCATGACACGAAGCAAAACCCCCAACTTATAAAAGGATTAGATTGGGCGTACTCGCACACACGATTGCCATTTGACGCTGCAATCATTAGCTGGTCAATGGATAAAAAATACACTGGCCCATGGGCATATTGGTCAAAGGCGCATGAATATGTGATGCTTGAGCCAGTGCTTGAACAATATGTGCATGAAGAGTGCTACGGCAAACAGGCATTTTGTTACTTAAAAAATGCATATGAAGGCAAGAACGGCCCAGAACATTTCGTTGCTGGCATGCTTTTTCCAGAACCGGGCGGTGTTTATCAAATAGTAAATGGTGATCTTGGCTGGCACCTAAAAGAACAGGAGCTGGTGTTTGCAACGCCTGTCATCACAGTGAGTTTGCGACAGAGATTGCGGGGTGTAACGATGTTAAAAGGCAATCAAACCGACATTTAAATTATCTGGCTTGACATAAAATGTCTTGTCAGTTTACAGTCCTCTTCACAATGTGGAGAGGATTTTTTTATGTCGTTTTCTGAGTTCAAACAAGCAGCGCCTGATGTCATAGCTAAGCGCGCAGCAACACAGATAGCGTATTATCACCACTCCAACCCATCGAATCCTGATGGTTTCACATTCTTTGATAAAATTATCGTCCGGCCAGAGCTGAATGCGGCAAAGAAAAACGCTGAGAAATCGGCTGAAGCAAAACAGCTTGTGGAGCTGCATGGCGTTTATAGAGACAGCCGGGGCAAGCAGCAAAGCGGTGACAAGCCAATCTTGATCGGTGGCCGCGCTGTTGAAAACTACTGCACTGACATACTGGTCAACGATGTCAGCCCGGCTGACGCATACAGAGATGCGCTCAACGAGCTGCATAGTTTCCATGGCGGTTCATGGCGTGACGCTGACAAAGACAAGCGCGAGATTGAACACAAGGTCACAGCGCGCTACGCAGCAGACGGCAGCGCACCAAAAAAAGGCGCTGACGGCATGCACACAGAATTTGAACTGGTGTGCAGCAATGCCTTGGACGGTCTGCGTGAGGCTACGGCTGGCGCGAATCGGATTACCGGGCAGCAAGAGCTGAAAGGCAAGTTTGATGATGTAAAGCTGCCATACTTGGGATACGCAGACTATCAAGGCGGCGGCGTTGAGCTAAAAACAAAATGGGATAAAGGCGCTAGCACTGACAAGCCAGCCGCTAGCAGCTTGCCGAAAGAGATTATGTGGGGCCACCTCACCCAGATTGCCGGGTACTGGCACATGACTGATGTGTGGCCGACAATCGTCTACGCCAACAGGCTTGGCTACAAAGTATTCAAACCGACAATAGAACAGCTACAAGCTGGCGTTGCAGCCATCAGAGAGGCGTGCATGCGCCGTGAACGGCTGCTTGCTGCTGCGTCTACCCCAGAAGAGTTACTGCGCCTGTGTGACCCTCAATGGGATCACATGTATGTGTGGCGCGATCTACCACCAGCCGTCTTAGAACAAGCCCACAAAATCTGGAGATCATAATGTTTAGTTGGTTGTTCAAATCAAAGTGCGACACCGAAACGACAACAGAGCTGCGCCGTATCCGGCACATCCTTGAAGCAATGCACCGGGATGCAAATGATCGTGGCGTTCTGCAAAACGAAATTAAAACTGCAATCGAAGGGAAGCATCATGATGACAAATCTGTTTGACATAGCACCACCGCATCAAGCTCACAGCCCGACAAGCGCTGCATCTGCTGATGCCATCAAGCCAAAGTTTGGCAAGAACATGGTCAAAGCGCTGCAAGCTATCATAGCTTTGGATGGCGCGACTGATGAAGAAGGCTGCAACAAAAGCGGCATGACTGGCAATAGCTATCGCCCAGCGCGTGTAAAACTAGAAGAGCTGGGCTTGGTTTGGAAAACAAACGCAACGCGCAAGACAGCGTCCGGGCGCAACGCTGCTATCTACATGCCCACAATGTTAGGCAAGATGGAGCTGCCGCATGACTAACCAAAGCGCTGTGAATGCGGCTATTGCAGAGGCCATGGCAGAAATAAAGACCGTGTCGAAAAACGAAAGTAACGCACACGGCAACTATAATTTTGCATCAATTGATGGGTTTCTTGGCGGCTGTCGTGATGCTTGCCACAAAAACGGTTTGCACCCAGAGATAAGCTGCATTAATTACGAGCAATATCCCGGCACTAATAACAAAATGTGGGCAACCTACACATATGAGATGTCCATGTGTCACAAATCTGGTGAGGAAACAAAGCCAGTGGTGACTGTCGTAGCTCTGCCAGTGACCGGCGCACAGACCAGCGGCAGCGCGCAATCTTATGCATTAAAGCAATATCTGCGTGGCTTGTTCTTGATACAGACCGGCGAGGCAGATGACCCCGATTACAATGAGCCGCCAGAGCTGGAGCAACCGCCATTCAATTGGGATGGATGGGCGAATGAACGCTTAGTCGAACTCAAAAACATCAACAGATTCGACATGCTTGAAGAATTTGAAAAGATGCACGGCGGCAAATTTGCTGAAGCGCAAACACAGAACCCAGAAATCTACGCCACACTAGGCGCAGCTTACCAAGCAAAACAAAAGGAGCTAGAACATGGCCGGGAAACCAACATTCAAGAACAATGACGCGCAGCTAGAATGCATTTGTGATGCGTCAGGCAAGCCTAAAAAGCTGAAGCTTGCAAGCTGGGTCAACCCAAAAAGAGACGCGATGTATGATGAAGAGAAACTTAAAGCGTGTGATCAGATCAGGGATCTTGTCATCAAACATAATTTGCAGTTTCGCGTGGTGTTCAAAGAACCAGTTGACGATGACTACAATAATGACAAAGAGCTTGGCGCTGTAAACATATTTGCGAACACGCCATATGTCGCGCCAGAAGACAGGCAAGCAGCCCCGGCTGCTGCACCACAAAGCGGTGGCTTCGGGAGCTTTGGCAAATGAGAGATGGGCCAGCTCTCATCGATACACGCACGGCTGCAATCGCGCTATTTGGGCGCTGGACAGGCGGCACCAAGGAGGCTGTCTACAGAATGATAGAGCGTAATGACATTGCGGCAGTGCGCGATGGGCGCAAGTATTGGATACCGGCTGCTGAGATTGAGCGTATACGCAACATGAAAGTCAATGAAGCGTAAGCGTGTTTTTGTCAGTATCGATAGTCGCAGTGATGAATCAATCGAAAGATCACAGCGTGATCAAGAACGGCGCGATAGGCTTGCTTGGCAAAAAGCAACTGAGCATCTAGCGGATGATGCCTTTGCAGATGATGACGAACATGCAATCGCTGATGATGTTGGCCAATATCTGCCTATAGATTCAATTCACATCAGAAATCAATGAGGGGCTCGCGCCCCTCTATATTCCCATTGCAGCGGCTGTCGCGCTACTCACTTGCTTTTGCTTTTCTACATTCTTCACATAATGACCATACTGCCGGTATGTGAATGCGCTGTTAGCGTGGCCCATCAGTGCAGCCACCTCGCCCCAATCTTCACCAAGTGAGCTGATCTGGACGCTAGCAAAGAAATGCCTAAAGTCACCCCACAGCATCAACGGCACACCAGCGCGCTTGCAGATACGATCCATAATTTTAGGGAAAGTTTTCTTAGTTTGGAAATTGCCAGCATCATTGGCAAAGACAAAATCCTCAGCGCCAGAATACTTTGATGACACTTTAAGCTGGCGCAGAATAGCGATAACCTCTGCCGGAACCGGCACTATGCGGTTGCCGCGCTTGGTCTTTGTTTTGCCCAAGCCCCTGCACTGATGCTTTACGGCACGATCAATTTTTATTGTGCATTCATCAAAGTTAACATTGCACCATGGCAGAGCGCGCAGCTCACCTTGCCGCATGCCAGAGGCTATAGCAGTCAGCGCCATTGCTCTGACCAATAAGCTCTCATCTTCCAGTACCGCAACAATAGACTGAATTACCTCTGGCTGAATGCGTGGCGCACGGTCATCAGTGTAATCTGTTTCTAAACTGAGTGTCATTTTATCCAGTGGATTGACCTGACCCCAGCCCTGCGTCACTGCATAATTGAATAGCATCTTAACAGCTTTGACGCGCTTCTCAGCGGTTGCTTTGGATTTCTGCTCAGCTTCTATGCCAGAAATAATTGCAAGTCCTATCGGCCCTCTTGTCGCTGTCTGCATCAACTCAGATATGTTGTGCTTTGCCAGCGCGCGCCCATCAATACAGATGCCAAGACAAAACTTTATGCCGCGCACGATCTCATCTTTGTGAGCCTTGCTAATTTTCTTTGCAACAACCCGGCCTTCTTGCTCGTTGAAGAATTTGTCAGCGGCTGACTGCACACTTGTTGGCCTTACTGGCGCAACGATAATACCATTGTTAAAATTGTTGACGGCCTCTACCATTGCTTTTTTGGCAGCGTCTTGTGATTTGAAAAACTCTTTCTTGCCACCGCCAATCGGCCCCCGGTCATATGTCCATGTGCCGGGGCGGTCACTGCGTTCAAAAACTGCTGTTCTTGTCACTACTTTTTTAGGCATTTGATGCTCCCTTTTTTGATACCTTACGAATCATTATAGACACAAGATGTCAAACAGTGCAACAAATTACTCCCCAAATTACTCCCCAAACGTAAAAAAAGCCCCCGGCCAATTAAGGCTGGGGGCGTTTAATACATTGTATTTATTATGAAATTAAGTGGCGGGAGTGACGGGACTCGAACCCGCGGCCTCCGGCGTGACAGTGCGATTTTTAAGGATAATATTGTAGGTTTTCTGCGGGTTTCAGCAGGTACAAGCTGCTGTAAGATGCTATAAGCAGCGGCAGTTTACTCCCCATTTACTCCCCAATTATGCGTAGTCTTTTTTCTTCTTCTTCTCCGCAAAGCCACCCTGCTTGTTGCTCATCTTGCTGTACACTTTTGGGTCAATCGTGCTTTTTTTCTTTGACCGGCTGGTGCCAGCTTTTTTCCGCATATTCATGTTGTGATATAGTGAGTGTGCCATCTGTCTTTCCTTTCTAACAATCCCACTTGCGTAATGCTTTATTAATCCTGCTGTTTGGATCTCGCGCAGTCTTAGCTGATGTCAGCTTTGCCTTCATGCCTTTCATCCGGCTGCAAAAACCTTTGCGCCGCGCCTTTGCCTTTGGTGATTTCTTTGCTTGCTTTGCACTGACCGGCGGCTTGAGGTTATGACCTTGCGCTCTTGCTGATGCCCGGCCAGCCGCGTTCAGTCCACCAGATTCTGATTGCCCTTCCTTGCGTTGCCACGCTGGGGTCTTTGGCGCTTTCCTCATCCGATCAAACCGTGCCGGTAGCCGTTAGCCCGGTCATAGGTCAATACTTCTTTGCGCGGCTCATGGACATACGAACAGTGAACCCAGCCGGTGTTGCCCCCGGTGTAGCATTCTAAAATAAGTTGATCGAACTCTAGGTTGTCTTGTATCCACTCAGCCAGCTCCATATTGCTGATGCCCGGCACCTCAAAATCAGCAGCTTGCCCTTTCGCGTGTTGCGATTTTATTGTGCTTCCGACAGCCAGACAAAGTTCCGGGCAGCGATACCCAGAGCTGACAGTAAAAGGCACACCGTAATGATCACGCACCGGCTGCAAGATGTTTTCACACAGCTTGACCATGTTCTCTCTAGCCGTAGTGTCCGGGGTATTGTCGATACCTTTGCGCTCCGCTGTCTGGCTTTTGACCATCTCAGCTAGGCTGAAGTTTGCTGATAGTTTCATTATTTTTTCCTAAACTTGTCTATGCCTTTTATGCCAAGCGCACTGGTGCATACGAGGAAAACTAAATATTGATACCATTCGGGCAACTCATTGAGCCGGTCAAAGCCAGCCTTCACGACATCTTCCATGCCCGGCACAAAAACTAAACACACCGGCACAAGCACGACTATTGTGACTGCCTCATCACGCCAAGAATTTTGCGTGGACTGCGCCATGATTTTTTCCCACTCAGCCACGCTTGTCGCTGAGCTTACTAAAACTTTAGCCTTCGCCTCTGCTTCTGCTTTTGCAACCGCACCTTTAGCTTTGCTTTGCTCTACACGGTTTTCTAAAAAAGACCCTGCCAGCGAGGCTATTGGGCCGATCAATGCTTGTATCATTCGTCCTCAACAATCTCCAAGATTTCGCCAGCTTCGATGCGAACTCGTAGCTGTTTACAAGACCACTTCTTGTCGAAATCTGTGGTGTGTCCAACATTGCGTTTTATTTTGCGCCTTATGTTCAAGCACTCTGAA